CCTTTAATGTAGAATTTATAGGCGGTGACTGTATCCAAATTGATACAAACGAAATGGCATACATTACCTTGTCAATAGATAACCTTTACCAGATTATTGATTTGATTGAAGCAGCAGAATACAAATACTCTAAACAAAGAAAAAAATGAACCTATACGAAATAACAAATGAGGCGCAGTATTTGGCTGCGCTTCTTGAAACTGAAGAACTCACACCCGAACTAGAAGCAGAACTTCTGATCAATCAGGAGCAGCTACAGATCAAAGGCATCAACTATGCTAAGGTGATCAGCAACTACCAAGGGGAGGCAGACCAAATAGATGCCGAAATTAAGCGACTCAAGGCCATGAAAGAAAGCCGGGATAAGAAGGTCACATGGCTAACCGAAAGCCTCAAGAAAGCCATGCTAGTAAGCGGAATCGAGAAGATAGAGTCACCCCTATTCAAGATCTCTTTAAGAAGATCAGAATCCGTGGAAGTAGATGTGGTGGAAGCCCTGCCTAGTTCTTTCCAGAATGTTAAGACCGTAGTAACTGCGGATAAGATGGCAATCAAAGAAGCTATCAAAAAAGGTGAGACCGTATTCGGTGCTAGAATTATTGAAAATTTTAACCTGCAAATCAAATGATCCCATATCTATACCTAGGAAAATTCATCAAAAGACCCGGAGACCTAGCCCCTAAGGGGGTGAAGTCTACCTGTCAAAATGAAAAGCTACCCTTCAATGAAACCTTTGAGAAAATATGGCAGCTTGTAAGCATGAAAGCCTAGTGCCTTTGGTACGGGAACTATACACCCAAGGGAACACAAAGCACCAGATAGCGGACATCATGGGAATCAGGATAACTACGGTTAACTACATCCTGTATGGGGTTTTAGAAGTTCAATGCAATAACCCCAGAGGAAACCTAGTAAATGAGATGCCGAGGGAACTAGTCAACCGGGTAATAACCCTGTCCTGTTGGGGCTACTCCAAGAAAGAAATAGCTGAAGATCTAGAAATTAAGTTTAAGCTAGTAGCGGATCTAGTCAAGGAGGCTACAGATAAAAAATTAATTCAAAAATATTTGTGATAAAGTATTGCATATTCTAAACTATTGTTTAGATTTGTCTATCAAATAACTCTAACCCTTTCACACTATGAAAATTTTGACAAACAGATCAGGCAGCAAGGCAGTAAAAATCAGCAAAGATGCTACAGGAAGATTCAGAGCGTTCTACGTTCAGTTCTTTCAGGGCATGGATCAGGTGCTGCTAGCAAAAGACTTTTCAAATATCAAGAACGCAGAGAAGTGGGCTGCTAAAATCCTTAACTAAACCAATGCCCTTCGGGGCTTTACTTCCTACACTATGAAAAAAGCACTCCAGATCACAGGCAAAATCCTTTACACGATCCTAGCCCTGTCACCCATCTTTGCCCTTGGCTATATGCTAGGTCTTAAATTATTGTAAACCCCAAAACCAAAAATCAAAATGCAAAAGCTAGAATCACTCAAGAAAGTAGGTCACAGATTTTTTGTGAAGCATCCTAAATTTAGAGGCGAGGGAACTGTATTTTTTAGAAATGAACAGTTCTTCTACCTACCAGAATTTTCATCTGAGATCCAGATGACCGAAGAAGAAGTATTAACTATTTTAAACAAATAACCAAAAATCAAATGGAAAATCTAACAATCAAAACCCTCAAGACAGTAGACATCGAAGATGACTTTACCCTGTCTACTTACTTTACTATTTGCAAGTACACTTCGTACAAGCTGCTAGATGATAAAACCTGCCTAGCGGTGACCTACTACCCGAACAGCCTAAAAAATATTTTTGCCTTAGAGTTATTCCCAAACATCAGGGTAGAAAATATTCGCTACGTTCAGTACTTGGTTAAGCTAGATAACTTTGAGCAGATCACAGAGCAGGAATTTGTAACTAATTTAAACGAGTGCAAAAAATTTATCTCAGCCCTATGAAAAGCACCGACTCACAAACCGCTTTGATTAAGGGGTGGCTGCTAAACGGAAGATCCATAACGCAGTTAGATGCCTTGAATATGTTTGGCTGCTTTAGGCTGGCTGCTAGGATAGCTAACATCCGGGAAGAAGGCCTAGACATAGTAACGGACATGATCACCGTAAACGATAAGAGAATCGCTCAATACTACTTGTCAAAATGAGGGGCAGGAATCTAACAGAATACGACAAAGAGCGGATCTTTGAACTCTGGCAAGACAGGACAACCACAAAGGTCATAGCAGTTGAATTAGGTAGATCCTATGCCTGCATTTATTTTCATCTAAAAAGAAGGAATCTAGTAGGATGATTGAAAAAAGTTTTATATTTAAGTATTGAATCATTCCAGTGTGGTAGCTAGAATGATTCCAAAGGTTAACTTTAACCTCGCCCGACTGACTACCACCAGTTGGGCTTTTTATTTTCTATGAAAAAAGAAGCTTATTACTTTTCGCACGATGCAAATGCGAAAGATGATCCTAAGATCCTTCAGCTACGGATGGAGATGGGATGGGAAGGGTACGGTTTATTCTGGGCCTTAATTGAGATGCTCAGGAATGAATCAGATCACAGGATGCGAACGCATTACAAAAGCATTGCATTCGCATTGCATACGCAGGAGGATAGCATCCAAAGGTTAATTAATGATTTCGATTTATTCGGTATAGATGATCAGTTTTTTTGGTCAGAAAGCCTTTTGAAAAGGATGGAGATGAAGGAAGAACGATCCGAAAAGGCTAGGGAATCGGCCAAGAAACGATGGAATCAAAGTAATGATGCGAACGCAATGCGAACGCATAGCGAAAGCAATGCGGATGCAATGCAATTAAAAGAAAGTAAAGGAAAAGAAATAAAAGAAATTAAAGAAAAAGAAAATAAAGTAAATGAAGATTCACATAATGCGATTTTTCGAGAATTATGGAGTAATAATATTTGGCTAGAAGGATTAGCTTTAAATTGGAAAGCTGATTTAAATGAAGTTAAAAACCATTTGAATACCTTCAGGCAGGAATGCATCTTGAAGGCAGACTTTAAAGAAAATGAAAAGCTAGCAAAAGAGCATTTTTTTAATTGGGTAAAAAGAGGAAACCCGATTATAAAAAAAGATAGCCCAAGAGAAAATATTTTTGCAAAAATGTATCAAGAAGAAATTAAAAAATCAAAGCAATGAGAGAGATAATTTTAAAGCACCTGCAAAAAATGGAATTTGTTTGCGGGTTAAAACAATTTAAAGAGTATAAAGAAAGTGATGCAATTGAATTAACTGAATGTATTCACAAGCTTTTTAAAAGCTTTGGATGGATGAACGAAAGCCGGGTCGATTACATCCTTCATGCAGGGATGCGGGGGCAGTACGGGGACTTCTATCATGTCAACGAAAAGAATGTGAGTGTATGGATCAATCAATACTATGCGCACCACCAGAGCCAAATAGTTCAGGAAGTACAGGCAATGAATCAAGTACATCGGGAGCCTACAGAGGAGGAGATAGCGCAATGGATAGAAATAGGAAAGCAGATCTTCAGAAACAACTACCAAAGCGCAAAGGAAAGCGGGTTCTGCAAAGATCTAGCTGAGTGGGGTGGGAATTGGTTTAGCAAGTTCCAAGAGAAAGGAATCCTGAAGCCTTGGGAGTATCCGGTTGAAGACATCGAAAAGGATGTCCGTAGGGAGTTAAGGATCAGCACCAGATACATAGATGAAGTCACCGTAGGGGCAAAGTCAAAGAATAAGATCTGGAAGCTATTCATTCTGGAATCGATCAAAGAAAATAGAAACCTTGATAAATTAATATGAGACATGGCTCACTATTCAGCGGAATAGGAGGCTTTGATCTTGCCTCAGAATGGATGGGATGGGATAATGTTTTTCATTGCGAGTGGAATGAATTTGGACAAAAAATTTTAAAATATTACTGGCCTAAAGCAATTACCTATAATGATATCATCAAGACAGATTTCACTATTCACAAAGGATCAATTGATATCCTTACAGGTGGATTCCCATGCCAACCCTATTCAACAGCAGGCAAGAGACTTGGAAAGGAAGATGACAGACATCTCTGGCCTGAGATGTGTCGAGCAATACGAGAAATTCAGCCGACCTACATCGTGGGCGAGAATGTTCGTGGGCTTGTTAATTGGAATGGAGGGTTGGTATTCGACGAAGTGCAATCTGATTTGGAAGCTGAAGGCTACGAAGTCACACCGTTTTTACTTCCAGCTGCAAGCGTTAATGCTTCCCATGTCAGGCAAAGAATTTGGTTTATTGCATTTAATGCTTCCTACTCCTTGCGCTATGGACATGAAGGCAGGAAGGAGGGGCAATGCTCCAAGAAAAGGACACAATCCAATGAACAACAATTTGAAGGACGCAATAAACTACATAGAACAGACTTCAAAATGCAGCCATCTGTCCCCACAATTTGTCATGGAGATGATGGGCTTTCCGAAAGACTGGACGGAATTACCTTTTCAAAATGGAGAAACGAATCAATCAAAGCAGGAGGGAACGCAATAGTTCCACAGGTAGCCTATCAGATTTTTAAAGCCATAAGTCAGAATAACGAACTAAATAAACAGCTCAGTATATGAAAAAATTAATTGAAAATTTAACTCCTAAAAAGCAGGATCTATTCAGTATCCAGACTACGCTGCTGACTTGCTTTGCTTTGATCACCTTTGACTTTGACTGTGGCCTGTGGTTCATTTTTATTGTAGCGGGGGTTACGATAGGTATGGACTTGATCTATAAGGCCTGCAAATGATTCAATTCAATATAAACCAGAAGCCCCTTTCAGTAAATGAAGCCTACCGGGGTAGAAGATTCCGCACAAAGGCCTACATAGAATTTGAAAGATCTATGCTTTTAAAAATGCCAAAGGGCAAAGTAGATCCAGATCAAATGCTCAGGGTTGAACTGTTCTTTGGTTTTTCTACAAAATCAGCGGATATTGATAACCCAATAAAAGCTACACTAGATTTGGCACAGAAAAAGTATGGGTTTAACGACAAAATGGTTTTTGAATTGAATGTAAGGAAGTGCCTAGTAAAAAAAGGGGATGAATTTATAAGCATGGGGATATTTAAAATGCTACCTTTTTAGACAAAATTCACGGTTTAAAATAGGATATTAATTTTTACCCTATATTTGAAGAAATAACAAACCAAATGAGCGTACAAGAAGGACTATTAATCAGGAAATCAAGAAAGAAAAGCGGATACACTCAGCTGCAACTATGCGCAAAGCTAGGCATCAGCCATGCACCTATCAATCAGGTAGAAAATGGATGGGAATCAATAAGTCTTTTTAACTTGCGCATGATCTGTGAGGCTATAGGGTTAGAAGTAATTATCAAAGAAAGGAATGGCTAGAGGGCTTCCCAAATCCAAGCTAGACTATTCTCTTGAGATCCGCTACAAGGAATCAAGCGGTAAGTGGTCTGCATGGATGAACAAGGGAAAAGGAACATTTCAAAGTATAGAGATAGTACAAAGGCAGATAAGACTCCTAGCAGCCTCATATTACGGTCGACAGAAGGAGATCAGGTTTGAATGGAATGGATGGCTATGTGATTTTGCAGGGCTTCCCACGGGCGAAGTAATCAGCCTGAAATGAAAGCGATCGGATGGCTATATGATCAGGAGTTTAAATATGTATTTCAGAATATAGGAAAAGACCTATGGGAAGACCTGAGGCAGGAAGTAGCGGTCATAGTTTTAGAATACGATGCAGTAAAATTACAGGAACTAGAAGCCAAAGGAAAGCAGGTATTTAAGTTCTGGATAGTTCGGATCTGCTGCAATCAGACGAATTCAAAGTACGGGAAGTTTGGCAGGCTATATGGTAGCCTAGTACCTGTGGAGGACATCATGAAGTTTGTCAAGGAAGAACACCAGATCGATAACAGTCAAGAGGTAGCGGATGGGATAAGCAAGATAGTTCAGGGCTTGTATTGGTACGATCAGGAAATACTCAAGATGTATGTGGAACTCGGTTCAGTGCGCAAGGTAAGTAAGCAAACAGGCATCCCACATACTTCAATTTTTATAACAATTAAAAAAATTAGATCATGTATCAAATCACAGTTGGTGTACTAGGGTCGGTAGGGTTAACCCTCCTTTACTTCTACATTCTCAACTTACCTAAATTTTTTAAAGAAGTCACAGGTAGGAAGTTGGTCAAGCCTTTTAGCTGTTCCTTTTGCATGTCCTTCTGGATCAGCTTCTTTTTTCTAATTTTAAAAACGGATTTACTAGAAGCAATATTTATAAGTAGTGCAGTGCCCTTCATCTACCTGTATGTGGAGGATCATTTCACTAACAAATTTGAACTATGACACCAAGGGCAAAGGCAGACTATTTACTAATCAAATTTAATTTGAGCGAATGCACTCATGGGTACAATGATGTAAGGGATCTACACGCAGCAAATAGATGTGCAATAATAGCAGTTGATGAAATATTGAAAGTGCTAGATGATGCCGATGACCTGATCTACTATAGATCAAAATTTACATTTTGGATGAAAGTAAAAAACGAACTACAAAAAATATGACACCTGAAGATTTAGAATTATTCAAGAAGCACATGCCCTTGTACGAAAGCTACAAGAAACACGCATTTATCCGTAATTATGACAAGGAAGTCTACACGGAAATGATCCACCTTTACACTACCTATGTTTCACCAAAGCACAACTTTAGCCATTGGTGCAGTAGCTGCCGAATGGAGTTAGTTAATTACCTATATGGGTGGTACACTAACACAGAACATACAACGTGGTACAGGGATCAGGAAGAAGTAGTTGCTGAAGAAATAGTAGCACAAGAAGAAGGGGTAACAGCACCTGTGAAAAGAGGAAGAAAACCAAAAACCACATAATATGGACACCAAACCAAAAATAAGACTAGGAAACGGAAAGAAAAGAAGCGGATCATGGCTAACTGCTGCGATCTGCATAACGGATGCCGAGGCACACGCATACACCTACAACGGAAAAAAGTATGTCAATGTGAGCATCAATATCTTTGATAAGCCGAATGACTTCGGAAAGGATGTGGCTATTAACCTAAACGATTACAAAAAAGAAGAAAATAACAACTCACAGGTTAACAATATGCCGACTGCCCCTGCGCCTGTGATGGAAGAAAGCTATGATCTTCCTTTCTAGTGAAAAAGCACACCAAGATTTACGTGGAATATTTTGGCTACACGATAGCTGATTTTATTCCCTGTGAATCCTGCGGGTCTCAGGCAGTAGACATCCATCACATAAAAGCAAGGGGAATGGGTGGAAGTAAAACAGCGGATCACATAGAGAACCTAATGGCCTTGTGCAGGATCTGTCACGATACTATGGGAGACCAGAAAAGCTACCGGGAATACCTTGAGCAAAAGCACAAACAAAAAATGAATCAACCTAAATAAAAAAACAGTCAGGTGGCAGAATTGGTAATGCACATACAATGAAGGGTTTGTACAGCCCAACCATAAAGAGAGTTGTATGGTGGTATAAATACGGGTTCGAATCCTGTCCTGACTACGAAACCAAATCAAAAAAAACATGGCAAACTTTCAATTGAATTTTAACAGCGAAAAAAAAGTTATCAGCGTAACCCTTGACAATGAAGATGGAATCTTCGATCTAGCTTACCTATTCAAGAAGCTTTTAGATGATGCAGGTATTCCTAACAAACTAGAAGAAAAGGATGTGACACCTGTGGAGGCTTTACAAGTAGCAAACGAAAAGCTAGACTAATGGAGATCAGAAGCGTTAAACTTTCGGAAATCAAAAGTAATCCGAATAACCCCCGGATCATAAAGGATGACAAGTTCAGAAAGCTAGTCAATTCTATTCAGGAGTTTCCAAAGATGCTAGAGATCAGGCCTATTGTGGTAAATGCTGATATGATAGTACTAGGGGGAAACATGAGATTGAAAGCTTGCAAGGAAGCAGGGCTAAAAGAAGTGCCTATCATCTTTGCGGATGATCTCACAGAAGATGAACAGAAGCAGTTTATAATCAAGGATAACGTAGGCTTTGGTGAATGGGATTGGGACATGATTGCTAATCAATGGGATGCGGAGCAGGTAGAAGAATGGGGTCTTGACATTCCAGAGTTTAGCATCAAGGAAGAACTAGAAGCGGAGGAAGATGATTATGAGATGCCTGATGAAGTTCAAACGGATATTGTCCTAGGTGATTTGTTTGAGATTGGAGAACACCGTTTGCTTTGTGGAGATAGTACAGATAGTGATGCAGTAGAGAAATTAATGAATGGAGAAAAAGCAGACATGGTTTTTACTGATCCGCCTTATGGAATGTCTTATAAGGGTACGACTTTTGGCAAAGAAGGAATAGAAAATGATGGTGATGATGAATGGGAAAATGTGCTTAAGGAATCTTTTAAAAATATGATTTTATTTTCTTATAATTCTGTTTTTGCATTATGCTTTAGTCCTTCAAGATTAGATAGGTTTTTTAAATGCACAGAAGGTATAAATTTTAAAAGAATATTAACAATATATAAACCCAATAGAATGGGTTTCCCTTGGCAAAGTTGGATTTTAACCAGTGAAATTATTGCATTATTTGAAAATGGTAAACCTGAATATATAAAAGAAAATTATAAACATGATGTATATACTTTTGATTATTCTGAAAGACCTGATAAAGAAGTAAATCATCCAACTGTAAAACCTTTAAGTATCGTTGGAGATGTAATAAGTAAAACAAAAGGACAAAGTGTTTTAGATTTATTCTTAGGTAGCGGTACGACAATGGCAGCTTCACATCAACTTAAACGCAAATGTTTTGGTATGGAACTTGATCCTAAATATTGCCAAGTGATTGTAGACAGGATGAAAAAATTAGATCCTAGCCTAGTGATCAAGAAGAACGGAATTGCATTATAAATAGATAAATAAAAACAACGTAAATACAGCGATGCCAAACCCTGAAAATATAAATCCACACAAATTCCAAAAAGGAGAAAGTGGAAACCCAAACGGAAGACCAAAGGGTGTAAGAAATCGTTCTACATTAGTACGGGAATGGCTTGAAGTAAAGCAAAAGGCTAAGAACCCAATAACAGGGCAGACAGAAGATCTTGAGCAACAAGACCTAATGACATTAGCTTTGATTAAAAAGGCTAGGGAAGGGGATGTACAAGCCTACAGGGAGCTTATGGATTCGGCTCATGGTAAGATTGAGCAAAAAACAGACATCACTTCAAAGGGTCAAAAACTATTTGAAGTCAAGATAGTGGATGACAGTATCTAGCATCAAAACAAACAAAGTATTTAGGCACCTAGAAGAAAGCACGGCAAAGATAATAGTGCAGCAAGGAGGCACCAGATCAGGCAAAACCTTTAACATCCTGCTTTGGATTATCTTTGCTTATTGCCAAAGAAACGAAGGTAAAATTATAACCATCTGCAGGAAGTCCTTCCCGGCTTTGAGGGGTACGGTGATGCGTGACTTTTTTCAGATCCTTAAAGATCATGATATCTATTCGGAAGACTACCACAGCAAAAGCAATAACGAATACAAGCTAAACCAAAACACGATTGAATTTATTTCACTTGATATGCCTCAAAAAATCAGGGGTAGAAAGCGGGATCTACTTTTTGCAAATGAGGCAAATGAATTAACTCATGAAGATTGGACTCAGCTACTTTTTAGAACTAACGAGAAGGTAATCCTAGATTACAATCCATCTGAAGAATTCCATTGGATCTACGATCAGGTGCTAACCCGTTCGGACGTGGAATTTTTTCAGACTACCTACAAGGATAACCCATTTTTAGGCGATGTAATCAAAGATGAAATCGAAAGGCTAAAAGGGATAGATGAAAACTATTGGAGGGTCTACGGCCTTGGAGAACGAGGGCAGGCTAGATCCCTAGTATATACTTTCAGCACGATCAAAGAAATCCCTAAGGAAGCAAAGCTAGTAAGCTACGGCCTAGACTTCGGGTACTCAAGTGACCCTACTTCTCTAGTGCGCACGTATATCCTAGATGATAATATGTACGTGGATGAATTGCTATATCGTACCGGGATGACTAACCAAGACATCGCAAACGAAATGAAAGTTCTAGGGTTAGATCGCAGTAACGAAATCTATGCCGATTCAGCTGAGCCTAAAAGTATAGAAGAAATCTACAGGATGGGGTGGAATGTAAAGCCTACCATAAAAGGATCTATCAACATAGGGATTGACATCATCCGTAGATACAAGCTGATAGCAACCGAAAGCAGTTTCAACCTGATTAAAGAACTCCGGAACTACAAGTACATTGAAGATAAAAACGGGCAGATGACTAACAAGCCTGTGGATAATTTCAATCACGCATTGGATGCCCTGCGGTATTCGGTGGTAAACAAGATTTCAAAGAGCCATCTAGGCAGGTACTCCTTCAGATAGAAACATAAACCAAACAAAATATATTTAGAATCATGTGGGATAAATTAACCGTTGGGCAGTTCATAACCTTGTACGATATCGAGGCAAGCCAGAATCTAAACATCATTGAAAAGCAACAGAAAATGCTTGCGGTGATTGAGGGTAAAAATGAGCGGGAGTACGATGATTACAAGTACAGGGATCTTATCCATGAGTATGGGGAAAAGCTATCTTTCTTCAACAATATTCCAGAATCCAAACCTGTGGACTTCCTTCAGGTAGGGGATAACCGCTACAAGTTCTGCTATGAATTGCAGGAGATCACAGCAGGGCAGTACATAGATATCTTAGCCTTCAGCGGTGAGATCATGCAGCTTAACAAGATTGCTGCCTGTTTCTTTCTACCTATGCAGGGTGAGAAGTACCAAGGATACGGGGCTGTGCCTCATGATAGGGTAGCGGATGACTTGCTAGAAGCTAACTTTGTGCAGGTCTACGGTTGTATGCTTTTTTTTTGTCAACTATTCAACGAATTAATAAGCAGTACAATAACCTACTCAATCCAGAACAAGGAACTGGCGGAGAAGGCAGCCCGTTTATGGAACGTTGGGGGTGGGTATTTAGCACTAAACAGGTCGCAGACTTCAGCAATATAACGGTGAATCAAACCTACGATTTGAACGTGATCGAGTACCTGAATACATTGGCATATTTAAAGGATTACAATAAACACAAGGATCTCGAATACAAGAAATGGCAGTTGCAACAAAGGCACAGGTAGAAGGACTAGTCAACATCGGAGGCAGAAGGCTGAAGGGTAACGAATTTGTCGCTGCCGTAGAAGGTGCCCTTGTAAAAAATATCAAGGATGCCATGGAAAAGCTAGGGTTATCTGTAGTAGATAATCTAGCTAAATACGCACCTGTAGATAATGGAAAGCTAGCAAGTTCTTTTGAAGTATTAAAAGTAAGCGAAACAAAGAGCGGATATAGGCTAGAAATAAGCGTGGGGGCTGAGTATTCAGATTACCAAGACAAAGGGGTAAGGGGTATCCAGAACAGGCGCAAGACCTACAAGAATGCTGATGGTAGATTCTATCAATTCAAAACCTACGGGATGCCTGTTGAAGCCTTGCAAGGTTTAGAAGGATGGATGAAGCGTAAGAACATGGAGATCGAAGCAACAAACCTAATCGAAGGAAGACAGATGTTACCACAGATTTCAACTAGCGCAAAGAGGCTAGCATACTACATTAAAAAGTACGGTATTGAAGGAAAGATGTTTGTGAAGAAATCAATTGACGAAGCAACCCCTGAATTTAACATCGACATTCAAAACATTGGATTTAACTCCTTGACCTTAAAGATAAGCAAATGATAACCCTAGTAGAACCTACCAATAGTATCCTGCCTGCATTCAATCGCATTAACTACACGATCAGCAGCACCAACGCAAACCTCTCAGGGTTTAAGTATGTGGTCAAAGTTTTTAATACTGCAAACGAATTGATCACTCAGGCATTCTATGACTCCCCGGCTAACCCTGCGGATTCTGTTGAGTTTGATGTCAGTAAATTTGTATCTGTAAACTTTACCTACTCAAGCGGATTCTATCAGGTAGCAACCTCAGCTAGCAACACCAACGTAATCAAAGGCTACTATCTTAAATGCTATGAGTACTACGAAGTTGCAGGGGTATTCCAGATCGTATCAGCTTCCGAGGTGGTAAGTGCTACGAAGTATGCCTTGGCTGCTTCTTTTCCATTACTAGAATTTGATCTATGGTATTCAGTATTTACTGGAGTTACCTTTGCAAATTATTTAGAATATACTGGAGAAAGCTATACGGAATACAGGCCTTTAACAGATTGGACTTCAATAAAGCTAAGGGAAACAGATTCGCAAATATTTGGCTTTCTAAATACAGGTCTCTTGACTAACTGCGAACTGCTAGTCACCTATGCAAACGCTACTACATCGACCTACTACATTACTCCTTCAGCCGTTGCTACTCCTAGCGTGACCTACATCAAGATCACACCTTTGACCTATGGCGGAAGCATAGATAATATTCAGGTCTTTGCGAATTGGAATAACGGATCAGCAAGAAGGGCAAAATTTGCTACTATCTTCATTCAGTCCTGTGGTAAGTTTGATCCTATGCGATTGGCTTACCTAAACAAATACGGGGTTTATGATTTCTTTAATTTTGACCTAGTAAGCAAGACTACCTTCGATGTTGAAAAGAAAGGATACGAGCGGAACTACACAGGCAGCATCTATGAATCGGACGGGATCAGGGTAAAAAATATTAACCCGATTTACTACACAAAAGAAACTCAAAAGTGGAAGATTATAAGTGACTATTTAACGGATGCACAAGCCGAGATCCTGCGGGAGTTGTACTCGTCCCCATTGGTCTACATGAATTTGGTAAATGATAATTACATCAACCCATCATGGATACCTGCGAAGCCTACAGCGACATCCTACGAAGTTAAAAAGACAGCGGTGGACAAAGTATTCAATATTGAACTAGACCTTGAATTTCAGCTTATAAACAATCGACAGGTAATATGAGCGCAAGACTATTTGTAGAAGGCTATGAAGCCGACACCCTTGGTGATATCGATGTAGAATTTACCTTTTCGGTTGCGGATATTAGCGACATCGAAAGAAGGAATACTAGCTTTTCTAAAACTTTAACCCTGCCAAGTACTGCAAGAAATCAGCAGCTATT